TGATGGCGGTGATCTGGGTCTTGGTGGAGGCGATCTCCACAATCTGCCCCGCCACCGTGCCATGGGTGAGCAGAAACGACACCAGCGCGCCACTGCGCAGGGTGCTGATGTAATCCTTGGTGGCCACATCCACCGCCTCAATCATCAGCGTGGATTTGACCGCATGGTTACCCCGCCGCACATAGCGGGTGCCTACCAGATTGCGCAGGGCCACGGTAACCGCCGCATCCGCCTTCCAGCTCTTGAGCCGGGCGGCGTAACCATCCAGCGCAAAATCCGTGTTGGTATCATTCACCTCCAGCGGCTCCTGCCAGCGCGACAGATCCACCGCACCCGGCGCCGCCTTGCTATACGGCGCCGCCGCAGGCACCAGCCCCGTCCAAGTAAACCCGATGAACGGATAGGCCCCAGCCGCAAAGTCCAGCGAGAACGTGCCCACAGACCCAACCGTTTTGCGCTTCTGGTCGCTCAAGAAATCATACTGAGTGAGCGAGCTGGCACCGCCCGGCGCAGCGAACACCTGCACAGCACTGGTGCCCGCTGTCAGATCGGGCGCCGCCATGCCACAGCCCTCGAGCAGCTCCATCCACGCCGGAGCCGTGCCCGCTGCGCCCGACCCGGCGATCTCGACCTCATAGGAAAAGGTGCGCCGCTCATTGCTCGGCTTGCTGGCCCGCGCGCCATAGGCGCCGCTATCCAGATTGCGATTGACCTGATCAACATCAACCGGCTTGCCCTGAAAATTGCGGGTCAGGATGCCATTGGCCGCCGCTGTGGGCGCCGCATCCGCGCCATAGACGCCCTCTTTTTTGGCGAGGACAACCGCCACCCAATCAACCATTTTGCGTCTCCGTGCCAGTAGGGGCGGGGGCGGCGATGGGCGCCGACCCCGCATCGGAGGCAGTGGCCTCCGACTGAATGCAGGGATCAGGCCGCCCCGCCAAAGCGCGCAGGCGCGCGGGGCCATTGATCGGGAGGCCAAATTCATCCAGCTCGCGCCCCGCATCATCGGTGGGGCGCGAGGCAGTGGGAGAATTGAGAGTATTGGCCGAAGGCTTCGCCTTACCCATGATCTATCCTTACCTGATAACAAGGATAGCCATAGAACAACATGGCGCATCAACTGACGTGGCGCGCGCCCCGCAATGTCAATTTTAATAAATTACAGCTAAACCTTGCGGATGCGCCGTGGAATAGTGAATTCCAATTTCCACGTAATACGTAAGCCGTCTAGCGAAATCAGCGCGCCGCCCGCATATTCGCAAATGCCCGATGCGCCGGGATGCTGCCATCCTACCAGCGCCTGCTCGATGCGGATGCAGGCATCAACCAGCGCCTCAGATGCTGCGCCCTGGTTGCGGACTGGCGCCTCAATCACCAGCACCACGCTAAATGTGTCAGCCACGCGCTGATCCACCCCGCCCGCGCCCAGCGTGTTGGGCCGCGCACTATCGCGCTGAGGCACGATAAATAGGGCGGGCGTTTGGCGCGGCCCCTGATCGAGCGCGGCCATCTCCAGCAGGCCCTCGACATAGGCAAAGCCTGCGAGTTTCAGCCGGGCAATTGTGGGACCAAAGGCAATCACGCCGTATCTCCTGCGGTATTCCCCGCAAACAGGCCGCGCAGCCAATCGCCCAGCACATCCTCCACCGTGGCTTGCTCATCCGGGCCAAAGCCCAGATATTGCCGCTTGGGCATCACCACCTGGGCAACCACCCGCCCGCCGAAAGACAAGGCCTGTTTCTCTCTGGGCTTGATCACGCCGCCCTCATTGTGGATGCGCGCATATTTGCCCGGCGCGCCGCTGGGCTGCACACCCACCTGCGCAAAATCGCTGCCAAAATCAGGGGCCAAGGCATTCTTCAATGCGCCGGTCAAATGCAGCACCTTGCGCGATGGATCACCGTTTTCATCCTTGCCGGTCTCGCCCCACCGCTTTGCCCAGGGAATGCCCCATGGGTCTTTCTCATCCTCAAAGCGCTGCCGCGCCAGCGCCAGCCATTCTTCGGAGATCTCGCCCATCGGCTGGCGCATATCGCTGCCCGCCGCGATGGCGCGGTTCAGCGCCGCCTCCAGCTCGGCGCTGTCCAGCTCGATGGTGATCTCGATCCCGCTCATTAATAACCCCTCAGGCCATCGGGGTAGGCGCGGCGGCCCGGCGCGATCAGGATGGGGTTTTCCGAAACAGCGGCAGCGGGTGGGCTAGCCACCGGGATCTGCACCTGCCCCATTTGGATGCGCTCGAGCAACTTGGTCGATGCCTTGGCCTGATCGGCAATGCCCTCAGGCGCGCCGCGCGGATAGAGCGCCACACGAGCCAGATCGGCCACGATCTTTTTGACGATGATGGGCGGATCAGCCAGCGGCACCAGATAGCGCGAGGCGAAATAGGTATCCACAATCGCCTGCGCATCGGTGAGGACAGAGACCAGCATCGCGCGATCAATCCGGCCCTCGCCGGTCGCATCGGTGGCCGCGATCACCTCGGGCAGGCCAACGCGATCCACAAAATCACTGATCGACAGATAGCCGGTGCCGCCATCCGGCATAGCCCATTCGCCCTCGATCACGGCCACATCCAATTCGGCCTCGCCAATCTCGCCCGCCGCATTGTGGATGCGCACACTCACCAGATAGCGCTCACCATCGCCACCACCGGCCAGATCGACCAGCACAGAGCCAGCATCCAGCAGGCCCGTGGCCACCAGCGGCGGCGCGCCGGGCACCAGCCCACGCGGCTGCACGGTCACCATATCAATCGCTGCCGGATAAGATAGCGCCGCCACCCGCAGGGAGTGACGGCGCTTCTCGGCGGGCTGCTTCAGGATCGTTTCAACAGCCATGCATCACCCGATCAAGAGGTTTTCGGCTTGCGGCGGGCGGCAGGCTTGGCGGTGTCATCATCGCTCGGCGCATCAGCCAGATCCGCTCTAGGCTCGGCTGGCACCAAGGGCGGCAACAGCGCCCGCACGGCCTCCGGATCAAGGCCGTGGCCATTCAGCCGCCATGCCAGATCTCCCAGCGCCTGTTCGTTGGTCCACGGCTGCGACACGCCATCACAGCCCAGCGCCTCAATAGCGGCAATCAACGCTTCCCTGTCATCTGCCCGCACCCAGCCCGGCTCATCCTCCCAAGCCAGATCGATGGTGATATCATCCTCGCTGGGATGCACCGACCCCGCGCGGAGCAAGCTGCGCGCCAAGATTTCGGGCAGCATGATAACTTCGCCCACACCAATCGGCATACGCGGATGCACCGGATCGGCGCGGCGCAAGCCATGGATGGGGATAATGGTTTTGTAGCGATCCATGATAGCCTCGTCAGATAGAGGGAAATCTGGGCGGCGCGCGACCAAACGCCGCCCAGCCGGGCGCGCTTAGAGCGCGTCCTGGAACAAAAAGCCCGCGTCCGCACCGACCAACTCGGCCGAGAATTCTTCGAGCACGTCATTTTTCCAACTGCGGATATCGGCATCATATCGGCTGGCTTCCACCAACGGGTGATTGGCCAGCTCATAGGTATAGCCATAGCTCGGCAGCGCCATCTGGCGCTGACCCACCGGGGGCACATAGGCGAGGATCGCATCGCCGCCCCACACATCCACCGTGGTGCTATCCTGCAGATCATAGATCGCATCGCCCGAGACCACATTTTGAATGTCGAAATACGACATCAGCATGGGGATCGAGATGGCCGAGGCATTGGTATACTGAAAATGCTGGATGATCTTGGGATGCTTGCCCAGCGCACTGGTCAGCCCACCCGATAGCACCAGCGTATTGGGGCGGCGGCCAATGCGCTTGCGGATCACCTCCTTGGCATCAAACACCTGCCCTTTGGGGTCGCTGTCCGGGTCGCTCCACTTGTAATCCCCAACCAGCGCAGCCTTATTGCTGGCAGCATAGGATGCGGCATTGCGGGCAATACCCGCCTGCTGGATCTCCTTTTCCAGCCCGATCACCGCCAGCACCGTATCAACGGCCACCTGCTGCAAATCGATGCTCGGCACCGTTTTGGCATCCTCCTGATGCTCAATCGGCACCACGGCAGACAGGGCTTCCTGATGCAGGTTAACAGCCTTGCCTTCATACCCAAATTCCAGAGCCGCAATCGGGGCGCCCGGCCCACGGCGGGTGCGGCGACGCTTGAAGCTGGCGCGATCAAACTCGATCCGTTTGGCTGCGCGGGTAAACATGGTGACGACGGGGAACAGCGCATCCCCCACGAATTCGGCATTGGTGTAGCCGCGCGCATGCTGGGTCAGGATCGGATCGATCACGCGCGCTTGGGCAACGTTCATATTCATGGTTTCGGCATCCTGTTCATGAGGAGGGAAATTGGGGGAGGCCGTTGCGCCGCCTGCCAATCACCGGGCAACACGCCGGGGCAGGCCGCCTCCCTGGGCGCCTTGCGCTCAACGCTTAGAGCGTGAGCAAGACCTCAATCTTCTGATCGGCGGCGGTGGCGGCGGTCACGGTATAACCAAGGATTTCACCCGCGCCGCCCTGGGCAATTGCCCGGCCAGTAGCATCGGACTTCACCGCCACGCCCGCGCCCACCGCCGCGCCCGCATCCACAATGCTGGTGCCCAGCACATCGACAGCAAAGGCCTCGCCCACAGCGGCATTATACTGCGCCACGCCCTGCGCCTTGGCGCCAGCGGCGCAGGGGGCGCCGGTGAGCATGCCAACAAAACGATTGGCGGTGACAACGGCGGTGGCGACGGAGGTCATCGCAAAGAGACTGATTTTCTGCATGGTTTTCGTCCGGTCAAAGAGTTGGGTTTAGGGGCGCGGCTTAACCGCGGGAGCGGGCGAGCTTGACGCAGGCCATCCAATCCAGATCGGGCTTGTCCTGCTGGATCTGGGCGGCGCGGGCATACAATTGGGCGTGCTCAGGGTCGATCTCGTAACCTTCAGGCACGGAAAAACTCACATAGCTCTGCTCACCCGCAGGCTTGGCCCCACGCTCGCCCAAATCGATCATCGGCTTGCCGGTCTCTAGCAGCTTGCGCAGCGCATCGCCCGGCGTCATCTCGCCCGCCTCGCCAAAGCTGACCATGGCGGTGGCATCCAGATGGTCGAGCAAGCCCACCACATAGCCCTTGGCCGCAGGGGCCAAAATCGCCTTGCCCACCAAACC